CACCGTAAATTTTTCGCCCTCCTGAATCTGGGCTTTGATTACTGGCAACCCTCCGGCGGTGCAATATCGCCAGCTGATAAAAAACTGGTACACGGCTATGTGCAGCTGGTGGCCCACTATGCCGGGCATGCCGACACTTTGCAGGAACTGGCGGATCAGTATCTCCGCGATGAAGCAGAAAAACGCGCCGGGAATATCAGCGCGGTAAAATCGTTTGAAGCATTCCGTTCCTGGGTGACTATCGAAGCCGGTTTTTATACCGAATACCAGATGCCTGATGGCACTACCCGCAAAGAACCCAAATCCATATCGTTCGCAAAAATGGACGATGTAGAATTTACCCAGCTGTATAAATCCGTATTAGACGTCCTCTGGAATTTTATTTTATTCCGCACCTTCCCAACACAGCAGGCAGCAGAAAACGCCGCCTCACAATTATTCAGCTATGCCGCGTGAGAAATATCGCCATGACCAAAGACGATAAACGCTGGCTGGAAGACGTTGCATCACTGGGTTGCGTCGTATGCAGAAATCTTGGCTACGGCGCCACACCTGCAGAAGTTCACCACATCCGCAAAGGGCAGGGCATAGCCCAGCGCGCCGACCATAAAAAAACACTCCCGCTTTGCCCGCCACACCATAGAACCGGCGGGCACGGCGTAGCTATCCATGCAGGGCAAAAAACGTGGGAAGAAAACTACGGTACCGAATCTGAATTACTCAATCAGGTAACTGCTGAGGTGGGGGAATTACGTTTATGCAGAATTTAATTCCATCTCTAAGAGCAGCAGATAAATCTAGAAAGTGTGGTTGGCCAACGCGACGGGAAAGCATGAAATTCTGTCTGGCTCCTTTTTCCATTCTGGCGGGTGGCGATTTTGCCCCTCTCTATGCTCGCGCACGCGCGCGTTTAGGGGGCTGATTTATGCCGCTGGTTGCCACCTTCCGAACAGACTGGTTCCGCGTCATTACCGACCTGACCAGGAAAAACCTCACCACTCAGCAAATCGCCGATGAACTTGGGGTTTCGAAATCTGCCGTTCTCGGTTGGAAATCCGGATCAGAACCTCGCCACGGTCACGGTGAGGCGCTAATCGCTCTCTGGTGTCTGGCTACCAGCTCAGACCGTAAAAAACTCCCCACTGTGCTTTATCGGCAGTGGTGGACGTTCCGCCGCCCTGTTTTTGGTCGGGAAACTGACCAGAAGGGCAACACACAATGACGATTCACTAATTCAGGAGTGAAAAAAAATGGCTCGACCGAAAAAAATCGTTGAGACGCCGGGGCAGGAAAAAACCGTGACAGATGAAAATACGCTAGTGGAGGAATTGCAGTTGCTGAATTCCGAAACCGCGCCGGTTCCGGTTGCCGTGGAGGGAAAAGCCTCAGCGACAGAAATCCAACAGCGTGTAGCGCAGCTGCTTGATGGTACCGCTCTTGCAGAACGTAACGCGATCCTTGCCGCTCTCAATTCTCAGGGTGCAACAATCATCGCTCGTTTTGATGAACTGGATTTTATTTCCATCAATGGCCAGCGCCTTACCGACAACCTCGAATTTCTTACCCTCGTACGCAAAGCCACTGATGTAAGCACCGGCGGCGCGGGTGCAATGGTGACAAACGAAGAGGGCAAGCCGCAACCGGTACGTGGCGCACCTGTATTAACCGAACACGGCTGGCATGTGCCGGGCTAAGGAGACTTGTTATGTGTGGGGGCGGTGGACCAAAAGTCGTACAGCAGGATCCGCAGGCTGAGGCAGATGCAGCAGCCGATGCAGCAGCGAAGGCCGCGAACGCCGACGCTGCAGCGCGTAAGAAGCGCAAGAAAGGTTCCTCGCTGCTGGCAAGCGGTGCCGAAGGCGCAACGGATACAGGTTCATCCCTGCTTTCCTCTGGCGCCCAGGCAGCAAAAAACACCTTAGGGGCATAATCGATGGATGAACTCGCCGTAAAGCTGGTTAAGCGTGCCGATACGCTGAAGGCCAACCGACAGGTGCACGAAAGCGTCTGGCGGGAATGCTACGACTACACCTATCCGCTGCGCGGCGCGGGGCTATCCGATGAGGTGCTGGACGCACAGAGCGCAAAATCGAAGGTGGCACGGCTGCTTGACGGCACGGCCACCGACAGCGCCCGCATGCTGGCGTCTGCTCTCATGTCTGGCATGACCCCGGCAAACGCACAGTGGCTGAACCTCGACAGCGAATCGCTGCCGGATGATGCTGCCGCGTGGTTGTCCACCTGCGCAACGCTGGTATGGGAAAATATCCATGCCGCCAACTTCGACGCCGAAGGCTACGAAGCGAATCTCGATGTGGTATGTGCTGGCTGGTTTGCGTTGTACATCGACGAAGACCGCGAAGAGGGCGGATTCTCGTTCCAGCAGTGGCCGCTGGCGCAGTGCTATGTCACATCCACCCGCCGCGATGGCATCGTGGACACGATTTATCGCCGCTACCAGCTCACCGCAGAGCAGGCGATTAAAGAATTTGGCGCGGATAAGGTCAGTAAGAAGATTCGCGATGCGGCCGCCAAAAAGCCCGATGACAAATTCGACTTCCTACACTGCATTTTCCCGCGTGAAAACTACGTGGTGAATGCGCGCCTGGCTAAAAACCTGCGCTTTGCATCGTACAACGTGGAAGTGAGCGGCAAGCTCATTGTGCGTGAGTCTGGCTATCACGAATTCCCCTGCTGCGTACCGCGCTGGATGAAAATCCCGGGCACGCCGTACGGTATCGGCCCGGTATACGACGCGCTGCCAGACTGCAAAGAGCTGAACGAAACGAAGCGCATGGAGAAGGCTGCGCAGGATCTGGCGATTGCCGGGATGTGGATTGCCGAAGACGACGGCGTGCTTAACCCGCGCACGGTCAAAGTTGGCCCGCGCCGCATCATCGTGGCGAACAGCGTAGACAGTATGAAACCGTTGCTCACCGGCGCCGATTTCAATGTGGCCTTTACCGCAGAAGAACGCCTGCAGGCATCTATCCGCAAAATCATGATGGCCGACCAACTGCAACCGCAGGACGGCCCGGCGATGACCGCCACCGAAGTGCATGTGCGTGTGGCGCTGATCCGCCAACTGCTCGGCCCGGTCTATGGTCGATTCCAGGCTGAATACCTGCAGCCGCTGGTAGAGCGCTGTTTCGGTCTGGCATTCCGTGCCGGCGTATTCCCGCCAGCACCGGATAGCCTGCAAAACGCCAATTTCAACGTGCGCTATATCTCGCCGCTTGCCCGCGCGCAGCAGCTGGAGAACGTCACCGCCATTGAACGCCTTGGCGCGAACGTGGCGAATCTGGCGCAGGTTTCACCTGATGTGACCGACCTCGTAGACACCGACGAAGCAACACGCGTGATAGCGGATGCGCTGGGCGTACCGGCGAAAGTCATTCGCTCGTCTGATGCCGTCGAACAGCTTCGCCAGCAGCGCCAGCAGGCGCAGCAGCAACAAGCAGGGCAGGCACTCATGATGCAGGCGGGTAGCGAGGCGGCAACCACAGCAGGGCAGCAGGTGGGCGCAGCACTGGGCCAACGAGTAGCGGGGGGCTAATGGCTACTAAACAAGTATCACCGGCGGACTACAAACGCATTTTCGAGGAAATGCCAGGCGGCCCGCAGGTGCTGGATGAATTAACGCGCCGATTCGGGCGTGCGGCGTACGTCCCCGGCGGTACCGAGGGCGATCGCGAAACCTGTTACCGGGCCGGACAACGTGCCGTGCTCGATTTCATTCTCAGTCAGATCAACAAGGCCGATGGGGTAGAAGACGATGTGGAAGATTAAACACTTATTCATGAACGCCGAGCAGGGCGCCGAAGCGCCAGCAGGCAGCACAGGGGGCAATGATGGTGGCAATGGCGGTGGTGCTGAAAATTCGGGCGCTGGTCATCCTGCTGGTAATTCATTACTCAGCACCGGCGCGGGCGAACAGGGCGCGAATGACTGGATACCTGAAAAATACCGCGTTATGGGCGAAGGTGGAAAACTCGACATTGAAGGCTCTGCCCGCAAACTGGCGGATGCTCACACGTCGCTTGAAAAGCGCCTTGGTAGCGTCGGCACGCCGCCAAAAACTGCTGATGACTACGCCCCAGAGGTAAAGGCCGAAGGCTTTAACTGGGAAGAATTCAAAGCTGACCCGCGCATGCAGTCGTTTATGAAATCGGCGCACGGCAAGGGGATCACCAACGACCAGATGAGTTTCATCATCAGTGAGTATGCACAAATCGCCCCGTCGCTGGTTAACGGTGCCGCGGAACTTGATGCTGAATCTGCTACCACGCAGCTGCGCGAAGTCTGGAAGACTGACGCCGAATTTAACAAGAATATCGGCCTGGCTTTCCACGCGTTCAATTCCCTGACCGATGAAGGTGACCGCGGCCGCATCGATGAAATTGGCAATAACCCGATGGTGATCCGCATGCTGGCGAAAATTGGTGCGGAAATGCAGGAAGACGCACCGGCTGGCGCCGATAGCAACCCGGCAGAGCAGCAGACCATCCGCGACCTGATGAAGTCCGAAGCGTACATGAATCCGAAGCATACCGACCATGAACGCGTATCTGCACAGGTTAAAGCGTACTACCAGAAGCGTTATGGCGATCAAACCGTAGCGTGACATGTCACGACAACATAACTCGAGGAAAGACCAGTGAGCGACAAAGATATCGAGCAACAAATTCAGTCCAAAGGCTTAACCGCGCCGCGCGTTACGCTGAGCGATTTTAAAGAAAATATCGTCAACACAGAGATCGTTAAACACGTTTCTGTTACAGGCCAGGTACTCCGTTGGGCCGTTCTGACCACGAAAAACGGTTTTGCTGTTACTGGCAGGCCATCATGTTCAGCTTCTTCAGAAAACGATAATGCTGTAATTGGTGAACAGATCGCGATCGAAAACGCAGAAAATGAATTGTGGCCGCTTATGGGCTATGCACTGAAACAGCGTCTGCATGATTCAGGCGGTCATACCGAAGAGGAAAACTTTGAACATTTCCTTGCTTATTCTGGTTTCCACAATGAAAGCGCTGAAGTGATTGAGAAGTTGCGAAAAGCATATTGCGATGGCGGCTACGCGCTTCAGTGGAAATCTGAATAACGCCGCACCCCAAATTCCTCCCTGCACTAAGCCAGCCTAACCCGCTGGCTTTTTTATTTGGTCGGGATTCCGACCGCGCACCTCGCTAACAATCACCACACAACCAGCCCGGCGGGGACGCCGGATACCTGATTTTCCCGCAATGCGCCAGCGCCAACCGCATTGTGCTGATTTGGGCCGGGAAACCGATACCCCGCAGGCGATACTTTCTGGAGTGATTGTTATGTCATTTGATACCGCTAAGAACATGATCACCGCTGCGTTTATACAGCAGTTCCATGATTCTTTCGAAATTTCCGCACAGCAGAAGGATTCCCGCCTGCAAGGTGCTGTGTACGACCGCGGCAACATCACCGGTGCGTCGTTCACCATCAACGATATGGGTACTATCGAGATGCAGCAGATCACCACGCGTTTCGGTGATACCGTCTGGGATCTGCCTGATGCCGGTACCCGTAATGCGCTGATGGCTGACTATGGCGTATTCGTGCCGGTGGAAAAGCGCGACCTGCGCAAACTGCTGGCTGACCCGCAGGGGCCATATTTACAGCTGACGCTGGCCGCATCCAACCGCAAAAAAGACGACGTTATCTATCGTGCGCTGCTGGATGACGTTCTGCGCAAAACCTCCAACACTGGCGCGTACGCTCCGGTTGCGCTTCCTGCATCGCAGAAAATCGTCGCCGGCGGTACCGGGATGACCAAAGCGAAGCTGATCGCCGCAAAAGCCATGTTCCGCCGTAACGAGTGTGACGAGCAGAACGGTGAAGAGCTGTATATCACCTACAACGCCGACATGCTGACCCAAATCCTCAGCGATACCACGCTGACCAGCGCCGACTTTATGGCGGTGAAAATGCTGCAGGAAGGCGCAGTGTCTGGTAACTGGCTGGGCTTTAAGTGGCTGGCCTATGAAAAACTGGATTCTGCTGAAGCAGGTGATCCCGCTGTCACCACCAAAACCGCCGCAGCCTGGTGTAAATCTGCTGTGCATTTCGGTACCGGCGAAGAGTACAACGTCGATATCGGCCCGCGCCGCGATAAAAACAACACCATTCAGATTTCCGTCGATGCGTCCTATGGCGCAGGCCGCGCAGCGGAAAACAAAGTAGTCGCCATCGATTTCGTAGCATAAAGCCGCTGGTGCCTTTGCCGGGGGATATCTCCCGGCCTTTTTTCATCTGAGGTAAGGCTATGGCTGACAGTATTTCTATCTGCTCTAACGCACTGCTGGCGCTCGGTGCTCACCCGATTAACAGTTTCGACGAAAACACCGATCACGCCCGTCTGTGCTCAAACCTTTATCCCACTGTACGCAATAAGCTGCTGCGCGCACATCCGTGGAACTGCGTTGTAAAACGTGTGGTTCTCTCTCCTGTCAGTACAGCACCGGTATTCGGTTTCCGCTTTCAGTTCGCACTACCCGGTGATCTTCTTCGCGTTCTGTCCGTTGGGGAACCTTGCGACGATATTCCGTACCGCGTCGAAGGCAACCGGCTACTGGCGAACGTGCAGGTACTGAAGCTGCGTTATGTGTTCCGCAACGAAGACGAATCCACCTGGGATGCCGCGCTCGTTGATGTGGCAGAAATGATGATGCAGGCAAAGCTGGCCTATGCCGTCACCGGCTCTACCAGTCTGCGCGACAGTCTTGCCCAGGAATCGCTGGTGCTGCTGAAGCAGGCAAAGGCGGTGGATGGTCAGGAAGACCCGCCGGAAGAGCTTGGCGGCTATCCAACCTACGAATCGAGGTTCTGACATGCGCGCCAATCTGATTAAAACCAACTTCACCGCCGGCGAAATTTCCCCTCGTCTAATGGGGCGTGTTGATATCGATCGCTATGCAAACGGCGCGAAGACGCTGGAAAATAGCGTGGTCGTGGTGCAGGGCGGGGTAATGCGTCGCCCCGGTTCGCAGTTTGTCGCGGCCACAAAGCACGGTGATAAAAAATCCCGCCTCATTCCGTACGTCTTCAACCGCACACAGGCTTACATTCTGGAGTTTGGAGACGGCTATCTGCGAATTTACCAGGATGGTAAGCAGCTGGTGAACGACGACAACACGCCGTACGAAATCGCCAGCCCGTACACGTCTGACATGCTGCCATCGGTAAATTACGTTCAGGGCGCCGATACCATGTTTCTGGTGCATCAGGCCGTTAAACCGTATCGCCTGCAGCGACGGGGGCAAACCGATTGGGTACTGGAACCAGCGCCGTTTATCGTTGAACCCTTCGACGAAGTGCGCGACACGCCGCAGAAATGGTGCAAGCCATCGGTGAAAGAATTCGTCGGCTCTGAAATCACGTTGACCCTTAGCGATGACGAACCGCCAGAAGATAGCGAAGACCCGCCACCTTTTACTGGTGATGGTTGGGTGCCTGAAGATGTGGGCTCGTACGTCAGGATTAACAGCGGTCTGGTGCTGATTAAGAGCGTAACCAGTGCGCAGGTGGTCGTCGGTACCATTCGCACCGATTTAAGCGCAACGCAGGCGGCATCGCCGGGTGCCTGGACTCGCGAGGATTCCGTCTGGACGGATGAATTTGGATACCCGGGGGCGGTAACGCTTTACCAGCAGCGGCTGGTTCTGGCCGGTTCGCCGCAGTATCCGCAAACTATCTGGTGGAGTGAGTCGGGCGTATACCTCTCTTTCGAGCTGGGAACCGATGACGACGACGCGATCAGCTTTACGCTGTCTTCTGACCAGTTGAATCCGATTGTTCACCTCGCGCAGATGAATACGCTAATTGCGCTGACGTATGGCGGCGAGTTCACCATCACCGCCGGCAACGATGCGGCTATTACGCCTACCAATATTTCGGTAAAAAATCCCAGCCCGTACGGATGCAACGGGATCCGCCCTGTGCGTGTCGGTACCGAAATTATGTTCGTCCAGCGTTCTGGCCGTAAGCTCTACGCTGTCGCCTATGACCCCGACAGCTATGTCGCCTACTCTGCAAACGATATGACCGTGCTGGCAGAACACATCACAGAAGGTGGCGTGATCGATATGGCGTATCAGCAGCAGCCTGATGCGTTTACCTGGCTGGTTCGCAATGATGGCGTAATGGTGACGATGGCTATCGACCGGGCGCAGAACGTTGTCGCGTGGTCACGGCAGATCACCAATGGTGCGTTTGAGTCCGTAGCGACTATTCCCTCAGCGACTGACGATGTGGTGTACGCCATTGTGCGCCGTACGGTCAACGGCCAGACCGTTCGCTATGTCGAAATGTTCAGTAACGCTCTGTACACCGATGCCGCCGTGACGGGCTCCAGTGACGCTGGCGCAACGACGTGGGGCGGCCTGTCGCACCTCGAAGGCGAGACCGTCGATATTGTTGCAGACGGCTCTGTGATGCCGCAGGCGGTCGTATCATCCGGCCAAATCACTCTTTCGCGCAAAGCCTACAAAGTCGAAATCGGCCTGCACTTCGAAACGACCATTACCACGCTGACGCCTGAAGTCGCTACGTCGGAAGGCACCACGCAGAATACCCGCAAGCGCACCAGTGAAGTCACTATGCGTTTCCTCCAAACCACTGGCGCCGAGTGCAATGGCCAGGTGATCCCTTTCCGCACGTTCGGGCCAAAAATCCTCAACCAGCCGGCGCCGTTGTTCACCGGCGATCACTACTGGGGAAAACTAGGCTGGGAGCGCGGAGAAGACTCGCTGACAATTCAGCAGCGCCAGCCGCTGCCGTTCCACCTTCTGGCCATTGTCATCGTATTTACCAGCAACGGGGGCTAATGATGATTCGTAACGCCACAGCCGGGGATATCCCGGCGCTTATCGAACTGGGAACCCGGATGTATCTCGAGTCTCGTTACTCGCAAAACTCGCCGTTTGATGCGGATAAATGCGCAGAACTGGCGCAAAGCCTGATTTATTCGCCGTCTGGTTGTGTGCTGGTCGCTGAAAAAGACGGGCATGTGATCGGCTGGCTTGGCGGCGGTATCGCAGAGCAATTTTTCTCCCGCCAGTTGATGGCCTTCGAGTATGGCTTATTCGTCGCGCCAGAACATCGAGGCGGCAGCGCTGGCCCGCGACTGGCCCGCGCGTTTATTGACTGGTCGAAAGAACACGGCGCCGCCGTTATCAACATGGGGATCACCACTGGCGTGCATGCGGAACGCACCGGCGAACTGTATTCCCGCCTCGGCCTGCAGCAGACAGGCCTGCTTTATTCGATGGAGGTTTAGCGATGTGTACTGGCGTAGAAATTGCCGCGATTGGTGCATCTGTCCTTGCTGCTGGCGGGGCGGTGTACAGCGGGCAGCAGCAGAAAAAAATGTCAAATTATCAGGTTGCGCAGGCGGAGGCCGACGCCGAGGCGTCGCAGAAGGCGGCCCGCGTGGAAGCCGAACGTATCCGCAAAGCCGGCGCGCGGCAGGCAGCTGCGGCTAACGCGGCAATGGCAGCTTCCGGCGTCGAGACTGGCGAAGGTACAGCGCTGCGCATTACCTCGGGCATTACCGAAGACGCCGAGCAGGACGCTTACCAGACGATCCTTAATGGCGTGAATTCCTCCAACCGTTTGCAGGCGCAGGCACAGGCCGACCGCATCAGTGGAAGAAATGCGGCGACGGCGGGAAACATCAGCGCCGGCAGTTCGCTTTTAAGCGCCGGCGGAACGGCGTATAGCGGCTGGCAAAAGGCTAAAACTGGCAAATACGGATTATATGCGGAGTAATAAACGTGAGAATTCCAACGGGTAATTTTGGCAATGTAACGCCGCAGGTACAACCTACGCGCGTCGCGGTCAGCAATGTGGGCGCTGTGGGTAACGCAGTATCCGGTTTTGGCGCTGCTGCGGGGCAGGTAGCAGAGCAGGTGCAGCGTGATCAGGATAAAGCCGACGTAGCGGCCACGCAGGCTATTCTGACCGATCTGGAAGCTAAATCTAATGACCGCTGGGAAAACCCGGAGACGGGCGCCACGGTCACGCGTCAGGGCTTTAAATCGTCCGGCGTGGCCACTGATATGGATAAGGCCGACGCTGGCGATTACGAGGAAGCGCGCAAGCGCGTGCCGCCCAGCCAGTTAAACTATTTTGATGCTCAGTGGAAAGCGGGGCAGGTACGCCGGACAAGCACCTATAGCGGTTTCGAGCGTGCGCAGACCGAGGAAGCCCAACGCCAGCAGCTTAACGCGACAGTGACCTCTTCAGTTGAACAGGAGGCCAGCGCCTTCGATAACCCGATGCAGGCGGGGCTGATACGCAGCGCCCGTAAACACTCGATCGAGATGTATGGCCAGGCGCGCGGCTGGCCGCAGGAACGTATCGACGCGGCGGTATCGGAAGCGAACCAAAAAGCGCTGGAGCAGCGCGCGCAGAACTACGCAGTAACCAATCCCACCGGTTGGCTTAATGGCGATTTTACGCTGGTCAATAGTAGCACCGGCGAACTTGATATGCGCGCCGTCGGCCTGGTGGAATCTGGCGGTAAGCACCGCAATGCAGATGGTAGCCTTGTTACATCCCCCGCGGGCGCGCAGGGTGAATTTCAGTTGATGCCGGACACCGGGAAAGAACTGGCGTCTAAACGTGGCGTAGAGTACAACCCGGATGACCCTGTGCAGCATGCGCAGCTGGCGCGCGATTATGCCGGGCAGCTCAGTAAAAAATATCAGTCTGAAACGTTGGCCGGTGCTGCATATAACTGGGGTATGGGTAACGTCGATAAGCTGATCGCTAAAGTCGGCGACCCGCGCAAAGGCGAAATATCGATGGCGGATTTCGTTAAGCAGCTGCCAGCCGAAACGCGTGGTTGGCTTTCCCGCTACAACAAAAATAAAACTGGTCTCGACCCGGTAGCGGTAAACAAAATCGACAATATCGCCGAATCGCAGATCCGCCAGCAGCGTACGGCACTGCGCCAGCAGATTGACACGATTCTCAATAATACGATGGCGCAGCTGTATAACGGCGAGGTGCCAGATGCTATGCCGAACGCCTCCACCATTTTGTTTGCGTACGGCGAGCAGGGTCAGACAGCGGTCAAGCAGCTGGATATCGCGATCGATACCGCCAGAACCTTCCAGGCTATCCAGTACGTCACCCCGGCAGAACAGCAGGCCGAACTGGCGAAAGTGAAGCCGCAGGCAAACGACCCGGATTACGCATTGAAACTTGATGCGTACGGCAAACTTAGTGCGCTGGTGCAGAAGAGCAACGCCAATATTCAGGCACAGCGTGATGCTACCCGCTTTAATGACGCGCTGATCTCCGGCGAGAAACTCGACCCGAGTAACAAATCCATGCAGAAGGCTGCGGACAATACGCCATCGGCGCTTAACTTCCGCATTAACGACGCCACCACTCACGACGCTATCGTGCAGCAGGTTAACCAGACGGGCATTATTCCATCGCAAGTTACATCACAACTGAATGCGATTGCCCGTTCCAGCAGTCCCGACGTAGTGAAGCAGGGCTCGACCTTATTTAATGCTCTGTACGATATTGATCCTGCCTCAGTGGGCGATATGCCAAAGGATATGCAAAGCTTTTACCTGACCGTTAAACAGCTTACCGATTCCGGTATGGCGTCAGACGAAGCGGTGAAACAGGCGCAGAACGTGACATATAACCAGACTGACGCCCTGAAATCGCAATTGTCTTCTACGCAGAGCACGAAGGAATACAAAAAAGAGCGTGCCAGCGCGATGGATTCCGCAGTCAGCAGCATGAAACCGTGGTACAGCTTTGGCGGTCCTGCAGCAGATGACCAGAATCTTAACGCCGTCAATTTTCGTAACGACTACCAGTCGCTTTATGACATCAATTATCGCAACTCGGGTGGTAATGCCGATGTTGCCAAAAAGATGACCAATACCCAGATCGCGCGTACCTGGAGTATTAGCGATGTGAACGGCAGCGCCCAGTTTATGAAATACGCGCCTGAAGCACTTTATAACTACGGGCCTTCTGGTTGGCAGGCTGCGCAGTGGAAAGAAGAGAAAGAGCGTCTGACCTATGGCGAACGTGGAGAAAAAATTGAAACCAGCCCGACCCAACTGGGAATTACATCAGGTTCAGCTCCCGTTATTACATCAAATACACCTGAATCCCAAATCGGTGGTGAACTGGAAATTACCTCTGACGTTTTAACCACGCGTAACGGTGACTACGCCATTATGGTTCGCATGAAAGATAAAGATGGTAACGAGAGCGTACAGCCATATTACGATAAATTCAGGCGTCCGATGCGCTGGAAACCGTCGCTGGAAGACTGGGAGCCGTATAAAAAAATGCAGCAGGAGCGGGAACAGCAAGGCGAAGAGGAATTATCACGCGGGAAAGATATTCGAGGCTTTAAGGAAAAACACCGTGCGCTCGATGAGCAATATCAGCGTTTGCACGATGACCGTATGAACCGGGTTAAAAACTACTTTTCATGGAGCAATGAATAATGCCGATCTATCCGCAATCTGATGTTCCACCGAGCGTAATGGATAATGCTCTTCAGGCGCCAACTGGTTTTGATGTCTCTCTGCCTGAAGGCACAAACCCGGAGCCACAGCAGCAACAACCGTCTGTATGGGATGCCGCTTTTCGCCAGAATAACCTGCTGGCCGGAGTGTTCCGCCCGGCTAAACAGTTCGAGCCAGCGGAGGGGTATAACCCTTATTCTGATAAAAACGAACTAAAGGGGTACGAACAATGGGGATCTGCCTTCGCTGATTCAAAATCCCCAGAGGAAACCGCCTGGATTAAAAACCAGATTGATGAAGAAAATGAAGATAGGCGCGTTACTGCTGAGGCAGGATGGGGCGGAACTTTAGCGAATATTGCGTCTGGCATGCTTGACCCTATCACAGTAGCATCAATGTTTATTCCCGGTGCGCAGGGAAGCCTGGCTGCTCGTATTGGTTCTCAGGTTGCTATTGGCGCCGCTGGTACCGCACTTAGCGAGGTCGCGCTCAATAACGAGCAGTACACCAGAACAGCCAGGGAGAGCGCCGCACACATTGCCGCTGGCGCACTCCTCAGCGGTGTATTTGCTTCTGCTGGCGCGATGATCACTCCAGCGGTAAGAAACGCGGCCACGCGTGAAGTGGCAGAGGCGCTCGATAATATGAACGTCTCGCCAACGATTAACAACGCAGCCGATGCCCTGGCGGATACTTTACCGAACGGTGGTAGCGTCGGTGCAATGCGTATTCGCGAAGCTACACTGGAAGATCTCACGCCAGTGTCGGGCGGCCCGCTCGGAAAGCTGGCTAAAAAAGCCGGTAGCTATCTGACGCCGATCACCCGCCTGATGGAATCCCCATCAAAAGAAGCGCGCCGTACAGCGCTGGAACTGGCAGAGAATAACTTCACGCTGGAAGGAAACCTGCGCGGTATTGAAACACCGGTAGCAGCTGAGACGCGCGTACGTGGCTGGCGCCGCGAAGAGGCGGCGGTCGTTACTGCGAATAAGCAGGCATACACCCAGTATAAAGCCGAGGGGGGCGATCTGGGTTATACGGCATTCCGTGAACAGGTTGGCGAGGCGCTGCGTAACGGCGACGTGCACGTTAATGCGAAAGTGCAGGAAGCGGCGCAGGCAATGCGCACAGTCATTAACCGCGTGAAGACTGCACAGCAGGAGCTGGGCTTGCTTCCGCCGGATGCCGAACTGAAAGCGATGGGGCAGACCAGCTATTTCCCTCGTGTGTACAAGGTAGGGAAAATTGTTAGCGAGCGCGATAAATTCCGCAACATGCTGGTTGACTGGTGGTCACGCGGTGAGAAAACCATGTCTCGCGAAGATGCCGAAATCGCCGCCGATACCACAATCAACCGTATCGTCGGGGCCAAAATTCCGCAGGAGTTCGCCAACGTCTTCATGGTGAAAGCACCGGGCAGCACTAAATCACGTACGTTGAGCGTTCCCGATCGCCTGATGAAAGATTATCTGGAGAGCGACGCTAACTACGTCCTGCAGCGTCATATTCGCGAAGCCTCGGCAGAAATCGAATTAACTCGTACCTTTGGCAACAAGTCGCTGGATTCACAGCTCGCCGCCATCCAGGACGAATACGACGCGCTGATGCGTTTACGCCCGGCAGAACAGGAAAAGCTGGCGAAGGCGCGCGAAGCCGACCTGCGCGATATTCTGGCGCTTCGCGATCGCCTCGTCGGTACCTACGGTATGCCGGATGACCCATCATCATTTTTCGTTCGCGCTGGTGCTTTCCTGCGTAGCGCCAACTTTGTAACTAAACTCGGCGGCATGACGGTATCCGCTATCCCGGATCTGGCGCGCGGCATGATGGTTAACGGCTTCAGCAATACTATGCGGGGCTACGGCGCGCTGATCACCCGGTCGCCGGCGTACCTTGCCAGTCGGGCGGAACAGAAGAAAATGGCCGTTGGTCTCGAAACCATTCTGCACACTCGTGCGCGCACAATGGGCGACTTGGTAGATAGCTCTTCGCGCACCACTGCCATCGAAGCAGGCATGGAGCGCGTTACCGACGTGTTCGGCAAGCTAACCCTGATGGGCCACTTTGACGATATGAATAAATCGGTAAACGGCATGATTACTTCCGACGGTATCTTGTCCGGCGCGTTCCCGGCTAAACGCCTGGCTAAACTCGGCATAAACGAGCAGATGGCCACGCGTATTCAGACGGAATTCAGGAAGCATGGCGAGGTTATCCAGGGCTGGCATATTGGTAACTTCGAAAAATGGGATGACCAGTACGCCGCCGGCCTGCTGCAATCTGCCGTACTGAAGGACGTCAATAACACCGTAATCACCCCCGGGATAGGCGATACGCCGTTGTGGGCCAGCACGCCATTAGGAAAAACAGTATTCCAGTTTAAGTCCTTTGCTACCGCATCCTATAACCGCGCGACGCTGGGCGGCCTGCAGGAAGGTACCGCGCAATTCTATTACGGCACCGCCTTCCAGATTGGCCTGGGCTCTTTGACCTATGCGCTTAAGCAGACAGCTAACGGTCGGGAAGTGGATTTGACGCCGCAGAAGCTGGTACTCGAGGGTGTAGACCGGTCCGGTATCCTCGGCCCATTAATGGAATACAACAACATGGCGGAGAAAGCCACCGGCGGGATGTTTGGCTTAGGGCCGCTTCTCGGCACCGGTACACAATCCCGCTACGCCAGTCGTGGCTTTATCGGTTCTGCGCTGGGGCCAACCTTCGGCCTGCTGGATACGGTCACCGACGTAACCGCTGGCGTGCTTAATGGCGACGCCGGCGACCGTGTGCTGCATAGTGTACGTACGTTACTGCCGGGTAATAACCTGTTCTGGATCGCGCCATTAATTAACCAGGTTGATCCAGGAATGCATTAGCGAGTATGTTTTACGTTTTTAACACTCATGAATATTAAGGGTATGAAATGAGATTTATAGGCAGCGCTGTTTTCTTCATCATTAGCATCATCCAGATGCTGGCAATTATTGGTGGATTTCATGACTGGCTTGGGTGGAATTTATTTATTTCAGTCGCATTAGCTATGTGTTTAACATGGTTTCCGCTTATCGGAGCTATTCTGGGTGTTATGGGAGCGATGCACGCTTGGTACTGGGAGTGGTGGCAAGCAGTACTGCTTTTTGCTTGGCCTGTCGTTCTTATGTTTGTTTTTGGTATAGGTAGTTTTATCTTCGATAAGCTAAATTCCAGGAAGCCATAATAGTCAGGATTCCGACCTCTAGCCCGACACATCATAGCCCTATGGATAACCACGGGGCTTTTTTATGCATTCAGATTACAAAACTCGCCTTACTGCTCTTAGCGATAAGCTCACCGATGTAGTTCTGGAAGAAGCCGATCCGGACAACTGGCCGGGGGCAGGGAAGGAAATCACAAAGCACACCAAACAGGAACGCGGCGATCGGTACTGGCATAAGAAGAATGCAGCCGCCTCGCTAACCCTGCTGGTAAAAGTCCATTCACTTATTGGCATGCACACTCGCGGCGGTACGCCGAAAACCGGAGGAGAAGATCCGGACGATGAAGCGTTCCTGTTAGGTCAGCAGGTAGCAGCTGCTGAGCGTAAAGCGCTGGAAGTCATCGAGAGGCTGCAACACAAAGGCAAAAAATGATTTCGTTTCTGGCCTTCTTTTTGATGTGGGCAGAACGGATGAACTGGGATGTGCCGGACTGCCACTATAAAGCCTGCCACTGGCTGGAGCATCGCGGAAACCTAGCGGTGCTCCGCTGTTTTCGTGGCTTTGGTAAATCAACCATCCTGGGCGTTTATAACGCCTGGCGGTATTACTGCGATCGCCAGTACCGTATTCTGCATCAGTCGGAATCCGATACAACCGCCAGAAAGACCAGCCGCGATACACAAAACGTTCTGCGCAATCACCCTCTGACGAAAGGCATGTTGCCGGACGGCATCGGTACCATCGAGCAATGGTGGGTAAACGGCGCGCTGGATATGCGTAACGCCAGCATGTTCGCAAAAGGCATTCTGTCGAACGTTACCGGCGCCCGTGCCAACGAGTGCCAGAATGATGACGTGGAGGTGCCCGGCAATATCCAGACTCCGGAGGCTCGCGAAAAACTACGCTATCGCCTGAGCGAGCAGACGCATATTTTGATACCCGGAGGCCGAAAATTGTTTATCGGTACGCCACATACCCACGATAGCCTTTACGACGAGAAAGAAGCAGAGGGCGCCGATTGCCTAACGATAAAGCTATTCGATAAAGAGCACCGCGTCGAAGCGAAGAAGGCAACCAAAAAACGATACCGGATACCGTTCCGCCCGGAATATGTTTTCGTGGGGATCCACAAGGCCGCCCGGTTATTGATCGAGGGTACTGATTATCGATTGACGGAAGACGGTGTAGAGTTCGCGGCGCCGCCTGAAACTGTCGTGGATTTTTATGCCGGCTGCGCGTGGCCAGGCCGTTTCGATCATGATGAATTACTGCTGCGCCGTAAAGAGTGTCGCACCGTCAACGAATGGGATAGCCAGTACCAGCTGCACAGTAAACCGGTTGGCGAGGTTCGTCTCGATCCCGACCGTATCCGCGAGTACAACGTCCAGCCTGAAATTCGCTATGCGAACCGATCCTGCTCGATGTGGCTGGGCCAGACGCAAATCGTCGGCGCTGTCGCCTGGTGGGATGTGGCCACCGGCAAAGTTAAGGCTGATGCTTCGGCGTTTTCCCTTATTTTCACCGACGCCCGCGGGCATCTTTACTGGCATGTTTGCCAGGGATTAATCGGCGAGCTGGCAGAGTTTGACGACAACGACAAAATCACCGGTGGGCAGGTGATGCAGATTAAAGAGCTGGTGCTGAAGTACCAGATCCCGTTGGTGTGCGTAGAGGTAAACGGCCCCGGCAGTTTCGCCGGGAAGTTGCTTATTCAGGCACTGAAGGGTACCGGTTGCGGCGTGCGTGAAGAGTTCAGCGTCACCAACAAACAAAAGCGCATCCTCGACGCCTTCGAAGCGCCGCTGTCGTCCCGGTTCCTGTGGGCGCATACCGACGTGCTCGACGGCCCCATGTATGACCAGATGCGCGATTTTAACCCGGCACTGACAAATCAGCCTGATGATTTTATCGATTCGGGATCCGGTGCGATCAGCGCTACGCCTGTACGTATCGGGAAATTAGTCGGGATTCCGACCGCGCAGGCGAGGGAGCATTGGCAGCCATACGATGGCGACATTTCGGTCGCTGTAGATTACTAGCCGCCGGAGCGTCCCCTATGTCGGTACCTAACCAAATCCCTTACAACATCTATACGGCCAACGGACAGACAACCGTATTTACTTACGAATTCTACATCATCAGTGCCAGTGATTTAGAAGTAAGTATAAATGGTTCCGTTGTCACCAGCGGCTATACCGTATCTGGCATAGGTAACAAAGACGGCGGCGATATTACTTTTTTGACGCCGCCGGTGAGTGGGGCGGTTGTCATGCTCGAACGCGTGGTACCGACATACCGTCTCACCGATTACCAGGACAACGGCGACCTGCTGGCGGATACCGTCAACAAGGATTTCGACCGTATCTGGATGGCTATCCAGCGCGCGTTTATCGATCTCGGATTTGCCCTTACTCGTCCATTCTTAGGCGGGCCATTTAACGCCAAAGGTTACCGAATTGAGAATTTAGGCAGCCCAATAAATGACTATGATGCTGCTACAAAAGAGTACACAGACAGGATTCTTAAACATAATCTTGAAAGAGTTTTAAGAGTTCCCGAAAGTTACGTGAATGCGTTACCGCCAGCTAACTACAGGGCAAATAAAGTATTGGCCTTCAATAGTGAAGGAAGCCCTATTACTGTACTTCCTGCAAGTGGAAGCGCCAGTGACGTGCTTATAGAACTGGCAAGCACGGAACCAGGTCGCGGAGCTGATTTAGTTGCGGGGACGCGAAAATACTTCAGGGTTACTGACTATCCCGGTGGTACGCCAGACTCAACTGTTTCCAGAAACAGCGATGGCACCCTAACCATTGTACAGGGCACTGACAACACTGCTGCCGTATTAGCTGCTATCGCTGATGCCCAGCAATGTAATGGCGTTGTTTACTTCCCCGCTCCCACCAATGGCAAAGCGTACCTGGTTTCTGAAACCATATTACCTGCGGTAACTACAGGTTCCCTTTGGCGTGGCGCTTCTCTACTTGGTGATGGTAAGTTTGCAACCAAAATCATTTGTGCCGGTGGTGACGTTCCAGCAGTACATGTCAAAGGTACATCTGGATGGCCTACGAATATATTCCTTCACGGTATTTCCCTGTACTCTGCCACTGATTTTATAGGTGAGGGTTGGAAACTTCAGGGCATTACCGGTATCCGATTATCTGATTTTGCTGCTTATCGTTTCGGTGACGGCGGATTATCGTTCTCAAATGGTTCAGCAGCAGGTATTTTTACCGAATTCAATATCATTGAAGATGGATGGTTAGAGCACAATAAGACGAATAAAAAATTCAGGAAAGATGGTGGTGATGGTTCTTTTCATGGCATCACTATGCGCAATGTTATCAGTAATAACCTGCAAGGCCAGACTGGTCTTGATGTTGGGGAAGGGTGTGTAATTTATAATGCTGACTGGAATCAGGTTACGTTCTTTGGTGCGACTGGCGTCCAGTGGATATTGAACAATGGTTCAAGAAACGGTTTCGAAACCCTGTATTTTGAGGGTGATGGAACCGTTACTAATAACGCGAGCTGGAGCACTGCTGGTTACTGGCGCATACAAAATGGAACTGGTGTAATTAAGGATACTTCGACGATACCATTTTTCAACGAGGGTTACATTACTCCTACCAGCCCGTCAGATGCCAACTTTTCTGCTGCTGGATTTACTTCTTTTGAGTCCCTGAAGCCGCTCATAAGCAGCCAGGCATACCGGGGATTGATGCGGCTCCGTGGAAACAATGCCGAGGCGATTGCTGTAACTGGTTATGATTCTGGTCCTTTTGAAAGCCAGGGTCTAGCGATTGTATCTCAATCATTAGGTGATGGTGTAAAGGATATTATCCTTCGTCAGTTGCTGCATTTGAATGGCATTACATCATTTAGACCTGAATACAGATTTAATTATATTGGAGGTAACACCCAGTTAAGTATTAACTCTGGAGGGCGGCACACTGGTGTGATGGGTAGGAGAACTACCGGGAATATCTCTGCAAACGCCTCGCAGCAAACGATAACAACTGATCTGGCTTTACCTATTGCGAATCAAACTTTCACAATATCGCTTCATTTATACAGCGCGGATGGTGCTCACAGACACGTTGCGACCTATGTAGGAGCGGCGGTAACCGGTTCTGTAGCATCCACTGCATTGCTAATAACCAGTCATTCAGACGCTGCTATCGCGTTCCCGTCAGCATCGTTCGTAATTCTTGATGGTGGCATTCTGAGGTTTGCGGTAAAAACAAGTGTTGATATTTCATATGAAATTAAAGCGCTTGGTGTCGGAACATATTAATGGGGGAGGGGTTATGATATCTAGCGTGACAGGAAAATACATTTCTGATTCGGGCATCGAATTACCGAATGCATTTATTGTTTTTAAGAGGGCGTCAATTTTCTCGCATACAGTAACAACAGAAGATGCATCTATTGAAACGCGTGATGTTGAATTTTCATTTAACGTTTATGTTTCAGAGTCAGCATATGATAACGGTAAACCACAGTTTGAAACTTTCACTAAGATTGCAGCATTAGATAGCGATAAAACGATGGATGAACAAGTCACTATGATTTTAAATATGTTTGTTTAATACACTCAGTTAGTCAGGATTCCGACCCGACCAACGCCTTACCCTCACATCACTACACACAGTGATCCCCGTGGGGGTAAGGCATGCGAATGAAGAATTTGCCGGATGTGGCGGCGGGAACGTCGTATATAACATCCACCGTGAGTGGCAGCTACTGGCTGCTGCAACTTCTCGATAAGGTAAGCCCGAGCCAGTGGGCGGCTATCGGCGTTCTGGCCAGTATTGTTTTTGGGTTACTTACCTACCTCACCAATCTGTATTTCAAAATCAAAGACGACCGGCGGAAGGCACAGGACTATGAGCAACAAAGCTAAGTTCAGCGCAGCCATGCTGGCGCTTCTGGCCGCTGGCGCGTCAGCGCCGGTGTTATTCGACCAGTTTATTGGCGAACGGGAAGGTAACACTTTGACGGCGGTTATCGATCCCGGCGGGGTATGGTCAATTTGCCGGGGGGTAACGCGCATCGATGGCCGCCCGGTAGTGAAAGGAATGAAGTTAACGCAGCGCCAGTGTGACCATTACAACGCAATCGAACGCGATAAGGCGCTGGCATGGGTACAAAAGAATGTTCACGTTCCGCTAACTGAGCCGCAAAAAGTCGGCATTGCCAGCTTTTGCCGGTACAACATCGGGCCGGGTAAGTGTTTCCCTTCAACGTTTTATCGCAAGCTAAATGCCGGCGACCGCAAAGGGGCATGTGCGGAGATCCGGCGCTGGATATTCGACGGGGGCAGGGATTGCCGGTTAACGAAAGGGCAGGCCAACGGCTGTTACGGGCAGGTTGACCGCCGCGATCAGGAAAGTGCGCTGACGTGCTGGGGGCTTTACGAATGAATGGCAAAGCGAAATTACTTATTGCTGGGGTATCGCTGGCGCTGGTCGCCGGCGTTTTCTATGCCGGATATTTGAAAGGCTGGTACGCGCATTCTGAGCACGTGAATAGCCAGGCTAAGACGCGGGAAAAGAAGCAGGAAAGGAATGTAGCAGCTGGCGAGCAGAAGGCGGCGACAGCAAACGCTGAAGCCAAAGTGGTTTACCGTACTGTTTATCGTGATGTGGTGAAATATGTCAACGACCCGAATCATACTAAGTGTCAGTTTGATCCTGCTGCTGTGCAGCTGCGCCAGCGAGCAATCGACGCGGCCAACAATATCCCCGGATTTGATGAACCCGCCATGCAAACTAAGTAA